CTAGTGCAGCGGCGGCAATTCCTTGCCCCGAGCCTTGGCCACAGCGCGAAGTTGGTAGTCGGATACCGCCTGGAACAGCGACTCGGCGAGCAGGCGCAGGCGCTCGATCTCTTCCGCCGGCGCCCCATAGTCCTGGGCCTCGTGGTAAAGGCGCATGGCATCGATGGCCTGCTGAATCAGCGGCTCGCCGGCCTCGACCATCCCTATGAAGGTGCGCTTGTCCACTTCGATGCCCTGCTCACTTGGTCAGGCCATTATAGATCGACTCGCACGCCAACCCAGCTATTCGACTTCGCTCAAGCGCTGCTGCGCAGCTGCCCGCCATTCGGTCAGCGTCTTCAAGCAATCCCCCGAGCACCACGACGGCAGAGGTTCCTGCCTGGCGCTGCTGGGCAGCGATGGTGTCGCAGGTGGCTCGCTGGCCATCCCGCAGTCGCTTGATCTCGTCGTACAGCCCACCAGCAGCAGACTCAGCAGCAGTGGCGCGACCTTGGGCCAGTTCCAGTTGTTGTCGTGCACGCTCTCCCTCCTCGTCCGCCAAAGCCTGGCGGCGCTGTTCTTCAGTTCTGGCCTGGGCGGCGGCGCGCCGGTCGCGCTCGGATACCTCAAGGCGGTAGTCGGCGAGCTCGCTACGCGCAGATGCGGTTTCGCCTCGGGCGGCAGCCGTCTCAGACTTTCCCGCTCCCACGCGAACTTCCTGGCCTCCACCCACCAGTACCAGCGCGATCAACCACCAGCACCAAGCCGGTACCGCGCCGAGCCAGGTCATGCCAGCGCCCCGCCGAGCTCCACCCAGCGCCCGAGCAGCTTGTCCAGGCGGTGCGGGTTCTGCCCGTAGGTGTTGCCCGGGAAACTTGCCCAGATGTTCGAGCACTTGGCGATCGCCTGCTGAATGCGGCCGGCCTTGATGTCGTCCAGCGCACGGCGCTCGCGAATCTGCTGCAGCGCAATGCGGTCCTGATTCTCCGGCGTGAAGCCTCCAGCCAGGCGCAGGCTTGCACGGTAGGCATCCCAGTAACGCTCAAGCAGCTGGTACCGGCCGGCAGCGGTGCTGGTCACCGGTTTGCCGTTGATTGGGAGCGTCAGCTTTTTGCGCGGATGGTCGGCATAGCCAGTGAACAGGCCGCCGCCATACAGCACGTTGTAGCCGTCGTCGCTACCCCTGACGGTAGAGGTACCCTCAGAGAAAGCGATCAGGTCCAGAAACCGGAGCACGTTCGCGTCTCCGGCCTGGGTTTCGGTGAGTCTGGCCATGTTTTCTCCAGGCACAAAAAAACCCGCACTTGGCGGGCATCGTGTTCAGCTGACTCGAACGAATGATCCGTCCGGCAAACCGTATGCAAAGGTGTTTTCACCTTTAATCTTCATGGCGATCAGGGAGTCATAGCCAGTCGGCTGCATGCCGTTCGACTGCCAGGACAGCCCTGCGCGGTATTTGTAGCCCGCTCCTGCCGCAAAGTCGTGCGGGGTTTGAGTTCCGCTAATTGCTGGAAGGACAACGCCCAAGTACCACTTGGTGGTGGCTTCGCCGCGCACCAGTACGCCAGCCGGGTCAACGTACTTGCCGTCCCCGTCCGCATAGCTTTTGTCCATCCATAGCGTCATCTGGCCGTGGGTGGGCTCTTGGAAAACCACGGCCCAGGCATTGGGATAGGCAGACTTCGCACCAGACTGCGACTGGGCGCCATTCACAAACGGCACGCGGGCATTATTCTGGCCTCCCAGTACCAGTTGCGTCCCTTGGTAACCGAAGGTGATTCCTTGCAGGCCGTAATCGGTAAGGACTGAAATTGGCTCCAGTGCAGTCACCGATGCTGTAGGCACCACCCCTGCCGGGGTCACATCAATGGAGTACGCGCGGCGAACTATGTATCTCCCAGTCGTTTTGGTGTTGTAACCCATCAGCTCCTCAACGAGCTGAATGTTGACGCAGGCCGCACGCCCCGAAGTCCCTGGCAGGATCGGCTGACCATCGGCATATGCCTGATAGAGAGTGCTGCGGGCCGTAGGATTGCCGGTGGCATCCCCGTTCGATCCGTGTGCGCCACCAGTGAAAGCCAGCGTTCCGCCGTCCCCGTTCGCCTGCGCGGCCACCTGCATTGGTGGCAGGTAGTCGCTGCCAGTCGTATTGAGAACAGTCCAAACCGCATTGGTAAGGTCAGCGCCTGGTGCCCAGCTGGTAGCCAGGATGTTCGGCATCTGATTTACGCCAAGAAGGCCAAACCGCACACGGTAGCAACTGTCCTTGCTTGCCCATGACACGATCAGGTTTCCCGAATTATCTAGAGACCATTGAACTGGCAGCGTCGAAGTCGATGCAGCTGTCGCTACGATGTAGCGCTGCGGGTCGATGATGAAGCTGTAGCCTGCCTGGAATGACAGATTGCTCGCGATCTGCGTGCCATAGGCAGGAAGCAATGCAGTGTCGAGGGTGATTCGGAACGACAAGCCCGCTACTACTGGACTGGAAAGCACAATGGTCTGCACGCCGGAACGCGCTATGGTCGGTGCTGGGTCCGTGTAGTTGACGACTGTAAGCGAAGGGTTTGCAGCGGTCTCGTAGTTGAGCGCGTCATACTCTTCAATGATCCACCCGTCAGCAGGGCCAGGTAGTGCGGTTGTCCCGTTCTTGAAGTACGCGACCCGATACAACTTCCCCGCCCTCGCCCCGCTCACCTGGACATCGAGGAGTGTGGCCATGAAAGCTGTAGGATCGGCACTGGTTGCCCCATTCCGAGCACTGGTCTTGAGCGGGTATACGCGATAACGGTTGATCGCTATCGAGTCTCCCATACCCTGAATCGCGAGATAGCCGGACTGTTCGATGATCCAGGAGAATCCGCCGAAAGGCGAGGTCAGCGCGTTTACTGGGGTGCCGGATGCTGGCAATGCAGCGGCGTCGATGGTGATGATGAAGCGCAGCTTGGGCCTTTGGGATGGTACGACAGAGAAGGTTTGAACCCCTCCCGTTCGGTTGATGCCAGGGTCCCCATCGGTGTAGTTGTGGATCGTTACTGCGGTTCCAGTAGCGGCGTAGGTCGCGGCATCGAACTCCTCCAGAATGATGCCGTTTCCGGTATTTCCTCCAATCGTTGCGCCGTTCTGGAAGTAGGCGACACGGAAGTATTTACCCTGAATGTACTGCGCGTCACCGACAACGCGAACACTCAGTACCAAGCGATTCAAAACATCGTTCGCTGACGAGACGCCGCCCGCCCGCGTCATCGGCTTCAGTGGGAAGGCTTTCCCGCGGTTTACGGTCAGTGCATCCGCCAGGAACGACAGGATAGAGTTAATTTCAACCGCTACCCCTGCATCGTTGCGGTACCGAGTTTCCGCCTTGTCGCCTGTTGCCGGAACACTGAAGAACCGATTGTTGGTTCCGGTGCCGCTGGTGTTAGCCAGGCCTTCCGCTACGGTCGCATAGACTCCAACACTGGCCAGAAACTCTGCATAGATTTTCTTCAGCGTCGGCTTGGTGATGCCATTGATGGTGACGAAGTCTTCGTCGGACAGGAACAGCGAATTTGCCGATGCAACAAGCTGGTTGAACAGCTGCAGAGATTCTGCGCCGGTGGCCATAGTCTTTCCTCTTTATGACCCTGAACAGGGACCGGTTTAAATCAAGCGGGTGGCGACTGGTCGTCGTAGGTGTAAACACGGGCGTCGTAGGGCATGCCCTTCATGGCGACGTTGCCGTTGGCTGGGTCTGAGCTGGTGATCAGGGTTGGGTACGCCCACCGGGCAGCCGGGCCGAACAGGATGTGCGGCGGCTCAAGCGAGCCGTCGACCACCGGCGTGAAGTCGAGCGCGTCGACCCTGGCGGTGTACTGGTCGACCTGCGTCGCCGTGAACGGTCCAGATAGCGTGCCATCCAGCTTGCGCATTCCTATCAGGTGCTCGCCGCCCGCGCTGAAGTCCAGCGGCTCCGAGGATTGCAGCAGGGTGCCGGATCCGGTAACAGCGAAGCCCAGCAGGATTGCGCTCTGGCACCGCTTCGGCGCGTCATCTGCAACGGCTGCAAAGCTCAGGTAGCCGCTGTTGCTGCCATCCATCTCGGTTTCCCAGGTGTAGATGTCGGTGCGGAACTTCTGGTGTCCGCGGCGGCGCATGCCGATACGCCAGGCCCTAGTCCTGTCACTGATGCCGGACATCTTGATCTTCTCGACCTTGGTGCCCAGGTCACCTGGCCAGCGGCACTCGACCGTCTCCCACGCCCAGGTGATGCGCGAGAAGTACTCCACATCCACGCCGTCGAAGTCGTTGATCGACGGCATGGATCCGCTGATCTTGAGCATCTTGGTCATGTTCTGCGGTGAGTAGGTCTGCGTTTTAGGTCCGTAGGTCACGTCGAACGCGGCCCGTGCACTGTCGCGAACCGGGCGCAACAGGCCCCGGAAGGTCACCAGCTCACCGAAGCTGCACGCCAGCGCGTTGTTGATCATGTCCTTGACCGTGATCGTCGCATCCAGGGTCTCATCGTACGTGTCGCCACGGGACACGCAGATCTCATGGAAGGCCTGCCACTCGGGTAGGTCCAGGTCATCATCCGTGTACCCGCGCTGCTTCAGCTGGTAGATGCAGTACGGCACGATGTCGCGGCTTGGCCCGGTACCGCCCTCCATCAGCGGCAGGATGCGGGTTGCCTCGACGCTTACCTGGCTCTCCGACTGAGCAGAAAGCCGGTCACCGCCACGGATGTTGCAGGTCATGACCGTCAGGCCGGGGTAACTGGTGGGCGAGTTCTGCATGCGCCCGCGCAGGTCCGTCCAGGTGGCGTCATCCCGCGCTTCATCGTTGATCCGGCCAGGCCGGTCCACATACTGCTTACGAATACGGGCCTCGGCTCGCATCGCGTATGGCAGCGACACGCGCTCGGTGAAGCCTTGGGCATCGAGCGAACCACCCGTGTTCATGTACTGAAGCTGCGTCCACGCCCCGGCCACGTCCATGTCGCGGTACTCGAACAGGTAGTAGGTCGGAATCTCGTAGATCTGCCCTTCCCGACCGATACCGGCAAGGCCGTTGGCGTAGGTGACCGTCCACTCCAGTTCTGTGACCTTCTCGTTCTCCGGGCAGCAGGCAAATGGCCCACGGTATCCGCCCTGCAGGTTGGAAGCGTCCAGCGTGATCAGTCCGTTAACGGTCTGCATGGCGTTGAAGCCAGGCCAGCCTGCATCGGTCGACCCGGAAGAGGTCAGTCGCTCCACCTCGAGCAGGCTCGTGCTGAATGCCGTGATCCGGTACCGCAGCCCGCGCGGGCCGATGGTGGCAAGACCCTGCCCCAGCGCGAGACCAACCACTGGCGAACCGCCGTCATAGTCCAGCGTCATTTCCGCCGGCTGCTCAGGAATGGCGCTGGTGGTGGCCGTGCCCGTGGCTCCCACAGGTGAGGCGCCCAGGATGGTTGTCGCGCCAGTTGCGGTGAGAGCCTGGCCGGCAAACGGTGTCACCTCGACGATACGAAGGACACTGCCGCTCACTTGTGCCTGGAACGGCTTGCCGCTGAACTGCGTATTGAGCGCTGACACAAGCCCAGCCAGGTTGGTGGTCGCGGTGTTCAGTGTTATCGGGTAGCTGGTTGCGCCACGGAACATGGTGAAGCTCAGCGGTGTGACGTTGAAGTCGTAACGGCTGGGAGCGGCTGAACCGGTGAGCGTCGATGCTGTTCCGGGGTTGGCTGGCACTGCTGGCGTGTATGGCGTGTAGCTGTGCACCACGTACAGGCCCGCGTTCGCTCCGGCCACCTCGATCAGCATGCCAGCTGTGGGGTTCAGCATTTCCAGCGGCCCGCGCACGATGTCGCGCCCTGCACCGCCGTCAATTACGGTGTAGGTGTAGGGGGCGAGCACGCGAACGATGATCCCGTTCGACCAGTCAGCGGGGAACTGGCCGGATCCGGCCGGCACGCTGATGGTGTCGCCAACGAACTGGTAGGCCGATGCGGTCGCCGATCTTGTCAGGTCGGTGGCCATGGTCAGTTCCAGGCCAGCAGAGCCGCTGGAACTGGCGCCTACCTCGGGCACGTTGAACCAGTTGATGTGGGCCGGATCGGCAGAGAGATCAGCGCCTGGCGGGTAGATCGTGAACGTCGCATCGGCGCCCAGGGAGATCAGCGGGGTTTCGCCCACCTTCACCTTGGCCAGCGGAATGTCGTACTCGCCTTCGCCGATGTACAGGAGCATCTCCACGCGCTGGTCGCGCGCCGCAACATGCGCCCGGCGAGGCTGGGCCAGATACGATCCGTACACCCGCTGGTGGCCGGCAATCTGCCGCACAGGGTCGCCCAGCTTGACCTTGTTGCCCTTGGCGCTGGCATCCATCAGCGGGTCGCCCTGCTGGGTGCCGGCGCTGGATGGCATGCCAGGCATCTTTGGCATGATCGCCTTGAGCACTGCCTTGGCGCCCTTGAACAGGGCGAAGGTGATCGAGAAAGGGTCGGTGCCTTTCGGCTCGCGGTAGATCTGGAGCAGGTCAGACGGCTTGAATTTCACCTTGTGCCACAGGTGCTGCTCGATCACCTCACCGTTTAGGACAACGCTGATCGGCGGGCTTTCCCGGCGCTCATACGACGGAGCCAAGGCCTTCAGCCATTCCTCGATCGACATGCGGCGGTCGGTCTTCCAGGTGCCGAGCGGCGCCGTATCACTCAGCTTGTTCGGGTAGAACTCGATCACGGTAATAGACCACCTTGGGATGAGCGGCTTCGAACTCGCCGGTTGTCCGGAGGCAGGCGCCCCCGGGGTTTGTGTCCAGCACCTTCAGTCGGCCTTCGCTTTCCACGACCACGCCTACGTGCAGGCACAGCGCACCGCGGAACACTGCTGCAATGGCGCCGGGCTCTGGCTGGGATTCCTCCATGCCATGGCGCAGATCGTGATAGGCCTCGGTGTTGGCCCTGAGCTTGTTCTTGCCCACGGCGCCGAGGCTGGGCAGCAGCGGCAGGCCGAACACCTGATGGCGCACCGCGATGCACAGCCCCCAGCAGTCGAAGGCAATAGGTCCCCGTGCACCCTCGCGATACGGGGCGCGCATGAATTTCTCGATCATGGTCAGATGTACTTCAGGCCAGGTGCCAGAGAGGTGGTCAGGACGGTGCGCAGACCGTTGGTGTTGAGGAGGTCGAAAAAGCCGGCGGTGAGCTTGGCCACGTCGTCCTCATATTCACGACTGAGCAGCGTCATGCGGTACCGCTCGCTCGGGAATGACAGATCCTCGGCCAGGTAACGCCGGAAGGTGATGATGAAGCGCTTGTCAGCCGCCTTGGCAGCCTCAACCACCTCCTGGACCTCGCCCGTCACGTTGTCCAGGCCAAGCACCAGGTTCTGAAACGCGCTGTTATCGTTCTTGGGCAAGGCCAGGTCCATGGCCATCGCTATGAAGGTGAGCGTGCGGCCATCCTCCGTGGTGCACACCCGGTCTTCCCATCCAGAGCAGTAGAGGTGGGAGACGGCGCCACCCTCCTCCCGCGCCTCTATGGTGTCGACCAGCTCCCCCCGCCCAGAGGCGTAACACTCTTCGATCAGGCTCATCCGAAGTACCTCGTGTACCACTTGTCCAGGCTGCCAGAGAGATTGGTGTTGAACTGGTCGAGCGGCATGCCGACCGACACGCCGATGTACTGGTCTTCAGTCTGAACAGGGCGGATCTTGAACTCCAGGTCGGCTGAGAAACGCCAGCGTTTGATCTGCGCAAGCTCGCCGCCGGTGTACATGCCCTTGAAGTGCACCTGATGCACCTGCAGACCCAGAGGGGTCTGTAGCGGCATCTCAAACCAGTCAAAGCCCAGGTTAATGGCCCAGGTGTGCCAGCCCTCGAACTGTGCCGCCTCTTCCGCACTGAAGTTGAAGGTGAACCGTGCGGATGTCGGCGGCTTCCTTGTCCTGATCCGGTACCTCGTCCGCCCGGTAACCATTGGCGTCGCCCGCATCGGATCAACCGTGCTCAGGCCATACCCCTCCTGCAGAGGAAGTGGCAATTCTGCCGGGTATTGAATCATTGCCATTCCTCAGCTGAGGTTCGTTTTAGGTGATCGGGCTGAGGCCCAGCGCTTCCTCGATGCGGGCGAGCCGCCTTTGCAGCAGAAGCTCTTTCTCGTCGGGCTGAGCGGGCTCAGGGTCGGGCACAGTTGCGCCCGGCCCGTCGTCGGCCTCTTCGGTTTCGGTAGTCATGGGCTTTCCTTACGTGGGATTGCGCGACAGGCCGTAGGCCGCTTCGATGGCCTGGGCCCGCTCACCACCGCCCCAGATGTCAGCGACGAAGGCGTCGATCTCAAGCTGGCCGTTTTCAGCGGTGCGCTGGTCGACTGTGCCGGCTCGGGAGCGATCTTCGATCAGGTTTACGGTGACGCTTGTCTGAGTCGTGACAGGCGCCTGGGTGCCGCCGGAGGCCTTGGTTGAGAGCATGGAACCGCCACTACCAGCTACCGAAACCCGCTCTCCAGCGTTGATTGCCTCAAGGAGAGCCCGATTGCGCTTCGTGCCTTCAGCGTTAACCACAAATTCCTGTCCGTGCACCACCCCGGCGACCTGCTTGCGCCCGCCACCACCGGTGTAGCCGCCAGACTCGAAGCCCTTGATGAGCGCGAACGCCGCCAGAAGCGCTGTGCCGCCAACCACTGCGGCCGCACCAAAGGACCCGATGGAGGCAACCAGAGCTGCTGGCAGCCATGCCGCTAAGGTGGTGCCAGCTGCAGCCGTTTGTGCGGCAGTGGTGGTAGCGGTTGAGGCAAGGCTTGAAGCGGTAGCTACGCCATCGGCAGCGACCTTTGCAGTGGCCACGGCGGCCGCACCAGATGTCTCTGCCGCCGTCACAGCGCCAACCTGGGCGATCTGCTGGGCTGCTACCGCCGCCGACGTCTGCCCAAAAACCACCTGCATTGCCTGGTTCACGGCCCACTGAGCCGCCATCTGGCCGAGCGAGTTGATGACGCTGCCGAACAAGCTGCGTGTGATATTCGAGACAGATTCGCCGAAGGTCTGGCCGTCCAGGGCCATGCTCTCGAAAGCACTGCCGACACTTGACTGGATGCTGCCGAACGCTCCGCTGAACAAGGCCTGCGTCTGCCCGGCCACGTTTGCTGCGCTCACCTGGAAGTTGGCCAAAGCCGCATTCCACCCATTGAGCGGGCTGGAGATCGCTGCATCGTACTGGGCGAAGCCCGTTTGCAGTGCAGCCAGGCGCTTGGGCAGGTATTCCTGCTCAAGGTCGATCTGCGCCTGCAGGTCCTGCCGCTGCTTCTCCGTCGTGGCATTGGCCAGTTCGGTGCGCAGTTGCAGAATGCGGTCGTTGGTCTGCTGCTCCAACTGCACGCGCTGCTGCATGCGCTGCGTCTGCTGATCGCCCATGCCGACGCCGGCTGCCGCGATGCTGTACTCACTGCGCTGCCCGGCCAGCTGCCGCTCAAGTTGCGCCCGGTACTGCTCGGCCTGAGTGAGGCCTTGGGCACCCTTGATGGCGGCGGCATAGTTCAGCGAGGCCTGGGCCAGCGCTTTTCCGTACTCTTCCTGGCTGATCTTGCCCTTGCTCAGGGCCAGGTCCAGTTGCTCCTGTTCCTTGGTCAGTGCACGGGCAGCCTGGGCGGCCGGGTCGTACTGGCTGTACAGGCGAGAGAAGGTGTTCTGAGCTTCAGCGACACCTCGATTATCCTCGCGCGGCGTCTTCGGCTTCGCCTTGTCCGCGTACTTGCTTTCGATCGCAACGATCCGCTTAGCGATCTCCTCCTCGCTTCGCCCTGCTTTCAGCCCAAGCTCTCGGGCTTCGGCGATCTCGCTGCGCTTTCTCGACTCTTTGTCGAGGTACTCAAGCTGTGAGCTTGCCCAGCGCGCAGCGGCAGCAATTCTTCCCTGGTTGGCATCCGTTTCGGCCGACTCTGCCTGGGCGGCAGCCGCTGCAGCCTCTCGGCGCTCCGTAAGTGTCTTGATCTGAGTGCGAAGAGCCTGGTTTGTGTTGTCCCCGAAGCTGAACAAGTTGGAAAGCGCGCCTGTGAAACCGCCCTGCTTCCTTGTATCAAGAATCCTTTGCGCTATCTCTATCTGCTTGTTGTCATCGGGGAACAGCTCGGCTTTTATCTTGCTGTAGGCATTGCTGATCGCAGTGCCTACATCATCCCAGTCGCGCTCAAGCTCGGACAAGGAATCTCGGTAACGCTGAAGCCTTTTTTGGGCATTGGCATTAAGACTCTCGCTGAGGGCATCCAGAGCCTCCTGCTTCCTTCCCTGGCTCTCTAGGCCAGCAATAACCTCATATTGCGCAGAGGTTATGAGCCCGTACTGCTCACTGATTTTTTGCGCTGCCTTGGTGGCGCTATCTCCAAGCCCGCCAAATGACTTCGCCACATCCGTGGCGCTCTGCCCAGTGAACTGCGCAATCGAAGCAGATGCCTGCGCAAGATTCCGGAATTGGATCTCGCTGACCCTCCCGCTTGCGCCAAGGGCTATTACTGCGTTTTTGGCTTCGGACAGGTCTCCAGTGATATCGGCAACCGACATGGCAATCACGGCCATGCTTTCTACCGTCTGACCGGAGTCAGCAGAACCAGAAAACAAGGCCTTATTGAACGCTGAGATCTGCTTTTCTACGTCATAGAAGACCAGGCCTAGCGTTGCTGCAGCCGCAGCTGCGACGGTAAATGGGTTGACCAGGCCAAGAATGTATCCGCCCATCGCTCTGGCAGCCGGGGCGATTCCGCCAAACATATCTTTGAGCTGCCCACCCTGTTGAAGGAACACGGTGAGTGGAGCCTGCCCTCCCTGAAGGCTCACTGCGATGTCAGTGAACTGCGCAGGAATTCCCCTGAGGGCAGCGTTGTAGGCTTTCGCCGACATCCCGGCCTTGTTCATGCCGTCCGAGGTTTCGCCCAGCGCGTCCCGCATGGTGTTGATACGCTGCGTGTACTCGACGAATGTGTCGCTCTCAACGATCCCGGCCTTTTTGAACTTGGCCAGTCGCTCCTGCATGTCGTCCAGCCGACCCAGGGCTGCAGTGGTGGGGTTGATCTGACCCAACAGCTGGGTGAGAGCCTTGCGCTGATCCTCCAGGCTGCCTGAGACGTCATCCGCCGATGCCGCTGCAGCATCCCCGGCCCGCGTCATCCCCTCAAGCGACCCTGTAAGGTCATCTGCGTTGCGCTTGGCCCCGCGTGAGTCGATCGTTACCGCGAGGCGGGATTCCTGCGCCATATCTTTCTCCAGGCGTAAAAAAACCCGCTCAAGGCGGGTTGTTGTTTGTCTTTCCGGAGGTCAGCTTCCGAGTAGCTTTGACTTTTCTCGGTTGAATTCAGCCTCGCTGATGTTCCCCTTTTCCTTGAGGGCAGCTAGCCTCTCCAGGTCGCCATAGCGATTGCTGGGTTTCGATTCAGTCGCAGGATGGGTCGGCACTTCAGTTTTGATTGCCGAAGCAGACCAGATAAGGGCTACCAGCCAGCCAACGAAAGTCCATCCAAGGAAAATATTCAACAAGGCAATGGGCGTGCCGTTCGGGTGTTTCCGCTTAGCCGCTACGAAGGTTGGCGCAAAATAAAGAATGAAGGCGGTGACTGCCATCAAGAAAGCGAGAAAATCCGACATGTTCGATCTCCCTGAAAGATGATCAGAATTTAACACATGTCAGCCGCCTGGATGTCACCGCCTCTTTGTCCCGCCCTTGCCTTCGGATTCCGCCCGGACCTTCTCCTGCTGCTCGTCCCAGCTCTTACGGAACTGATCATCCAGCGCGAAGACGGCGGCGTCGAGCTCTTCGCGGCATATCGCCGTGGGGTAACGGTCAAGGTATTCAGTAATGGCTGACGGAGGGATAGGTGCGGGCGCACCAAGCATGCCAACGTACTGCCTGGATCGACTGATGTAGGCGTAGGCCTCCAGGATCTCTGCGGTTACCCCGTCAATCTCTGGCGGCTCCTGAACCTTCACGCCAAGGCGCTCATGCTTCCAGCGCTTCTTCTCGTTCTCGGGCCCGGCCCACTCCCTGCCCCACAGGTATGCCGCGACTACTTTTCCACCGTGGCTGCGGCCTTCTCCTCGACGCGGCGTGCGATGTCGGTGCCGGTGCGCAGGGCGAGGAAGTAGACACTGTTCATCTGCTTGATCAGCTGGATGCACAGCTCGGGAGTGTATGGGGCAGGCTCGCCTGGGCGCTCTTCTACGTCAACGCCCTTCCAGTCCTTGATCAGGTGCTTGGCAGCCAACTCGATGAACAGGTCGTCATCGGTCTCCAGCTCTACGTCAGGGATGTCGGCCAGGCTGAATTCGGAGGTGCCGACGCGAGCCTGCTGGTTGATCAGTGCAAGGTGGCGATTGATCAAGGCTTGGTGCGACTTGTAGATCGGGCTGGCGATGGATCCGACCAGTATTTCGGCGCCCGGAGCGAACTCAACCCAGCGCTGACCATTGAGGTCAAGCTCAGGCTTCTTTGCAATGGTGATGCCCATGGTATTCCTCTGCGGTAAAAGGCCCGACGCACACCGCAGGGCGCGCCGGGCAAAGGGTTAAGCGGTGACGGTGACTGCGCAGGTGTCGGTCTTGGTGCCGTCTGCAGCGCTGGTTGCCGTAATAGTGGCCGTGCCGACGGTCAGGCCTTTGACCAGGCCGGTCTCGCTCACGCTGGCGATCGCCGGGGCGGAACTGGTCCAGGTGACCTGCTGGCTGGCACCGGCCGGGGTGACCACGACCTCGAGGTCGCCCGTAGCGCCAACTGCCAAGCTCAGGGTGGCCGGAGTGACATCCACCGCCGCCACAACGATCGGCGCGGGCAGGCGGGTGATGGTCGGAGCCACGCGGCGGGCGGTGTAGTTCAGTTCCACCTGGATGATGTCGGTCGATCCGCCATCAGGCCAGTCTGCGGTGACTTCCATCTCAGGTATCAGGAACTTGTAGCCGCCGTCGGCGTTGCCGATGGTGAATTCCAAGCTGATGGCGTCGTTACCCTTCTGGGCCTTCCACAGCTCGTAGGCCATCTTCGACCAGCTGATGGTGATCGATCCGGACGGGGTGAAGGTGGTGGCAATGATGTTGCCCGGGTACGGGTTGCCGTTGCCGATACAGCGCTGGGTCTGGACCGCGTTGTCGAACTGCAGGTTGAAGCTGTCGACGCAGGCGTTGTCTTCTCCCACCTGGACGCCGTTGATCTTCAGGCCGCTGATGTCCTTGAAGCTGAATCGGCGCTGGCTGGCTTCAGACTGGGCGTTGACGATGAACGACGTGTTGTCGCCCTTGTCATCCCAGGCGCGCGCGGCCATGGTCGTGGTGACCGTAACCTCGTTGTCGCCCGGGAAGTCGAAGTTCATGGTGGCGACTTGCACGCCGCGGGCAATGGCCGACACACCGATGTCGGTCGCGTACGAGGCGATCGAGAACGTGATGCGGTCGTCGCCCATGGTCAGGACGTTGGCCGCCCAGGCCTTGCCGAAGCAGGAGGCCATGAACTCATCCAGTGCGCCGTAGCGCCACTTCGTCTCGATGTCGCCGCCCACGTCCACGGTAGTCTGGGCAGTGCCCTGCGACATGCGGGTGAAGCCGATCTCGTTGTTCTCTTCCGAGTTGAAGGTCGGCATCAGGCCGTTGCTGATTCGCGTCAGCACGTTCCAGTTGCCTGCCGGCGTTACGCCGGGTGTTGCTTCTTTGATCCAGGCCAGCTGGACCTTAGCGCCCGAACTCATCGGTGCCTCCTTAGATCGTAGTGATCCGGGGAGGCGTGGCGACCAGAGGGGCCTTTCGGCGTGTCTGGTCAGCGTGCCCGGTGGTTCAGGTTGTTCAGATGTTCAGTTCTATCTCGACCGATGCCAAGAACTGGTGGCTTGCCCCAATCAAGGGCTTGTGGTCCAGGTAGTTGAGATTTACGTACTCGACGTCAAGACCGGTCTTTTCGCTGAAAGACTTGATCGCGCCAAGTATCTGCTCGGCCAGCATGCGGCGCTCTTCGCGCACCGACTCAATGGTCATGCTCTCACTCATGGCTGCGCACCCTGATGATGGTTGGAATTGGATCGCCCAGCGCCCACACAACCTGCTCGCCATCGAGCAAGTCAGGCTCTTCGCGCGTGGCGCTACCGAAAGGCCCGCGCTCATCGTCGCGGACTAAGTAGCTGGATCGCTCGACGACCTTCCCGTCAATTCGGACTTGCATCGCCGCCCTCCTTCGCTGAAAGCCAGCGCTCCCAGGCGGCAAGCGCAGCCTTAGCCGCGCGGATCAAGCTGCGGTGCAGCTCCACGGTTGTCTTGGACATGCTTGCCTCTCAGTAGGCGCGATAGGGTATTGAAACGTTGACCTGGTACCAGCCATGGCCGTCATCGCCAATCGTCGCAGCAGATGCCGCGTAGCAGTCGAATGGCCCGGTCGGGTCGCTGTAGAACTCAAAGTGCTGCACCAGCGTGTCGGCGGCCTTGGTGATGGCCAGGGTGCCCTTGTAGCTGGGCACGAACAGCTGAACCATGATGATGCCGGTGCGGCGCACGCACGGGCCGATGCCGGTCTCTGGAGCGCTGGCCGGGCCTGGTACGTCTGCCAGTCGTGCCCATATGGACTTGCCAGCCGGGTTGAAAGGCCCTTGCGGATTGTTCGGGTAATCGACAGCGTCTGCGGGAATGCCCGCCCACTGCGTCATGCGGCCAGTGACGATGGCCCTGATCTGTTCGAAGGTCATGTCCTGTAGGCCTCGGCAACGCCGTTGAACGACACCGCGTAGATGCCGGCCGGGGCCTGCTGGGAATGGCCATCCTCAAGCGGGCCTGCATACGGCAGATTGTTCTGGATGAAGACCTGCGTGTATGGCTCCAGGCCGGTGACTGCCCGCACACCCGCCTGGAGGGTTTCTGCGCCCGTTGGGTCGACGTTGACGGTGCTGGTGTAAACCGGCGCGCCGACGCTGACGATGTTGTTGCCACGGAAACGCCCGGTGTCAACCGGCGAGCGCAGAACGATTTCGTTGAGGAGCGCGATTGCGATGACTCGAACGCGCTGGCTCAGTTGCTCCTCCACCACGCCAGCGAACAGGCTGGGCGGTGTGCTCCAGCCCCTTCTGGACATGGTCACCTCCTCAGTTGGATCTCGTAGTGGGCCTTGGCAGGGTCGATGCCGGGACTGACGATGCGGTATTTCACAGGCTCACCCGTGATTAGGTCGTCGGCGGTGATCTCGTGGCCGACCGCCGGCTTATCGGTGACTTCGTTGGCCAGGCAGATCAGCAGTACGTCACCCACCAGAATGTTGATGTTGTCGATCCGACGGCTGTCGTAGTTATCGAAGACGCCGCGCCCGCTGTAGGTCACAGGCTGGGCAGTGGTGGTCTCGTTCACTGGATCCCATACCCCTGGGCCCATGTAGGAGCCGGCGAATGGGAACACGGCATCGGCAAGGTCATCGTCAAAGGCCGCAGCCAGGTCGATCTGAACGTCATCACGCAAGCCCATGGCTAACCCCGATCAACTGCGAAGGTGAACGGGTTGCAGCGCCAGGGCGAGACCAGGGCCAGGGCGAACTGCACACCCTCTGGCTGCGCCCCCGTGCTGCTCCGGTCGAGCGTGGCATACGTGCGGCTGGTCGACACTGAGCCTGCCTTGACGCTCTTGGCCTCGAGCGAGCCCTCGGTCTGCTGCTGGTACAACTGGCCGGTGGACGCAACCAGGGCCAGCTGAGACCCAGCCTGCTTCACCTCCTCCGGCACGGCATCCATGTTGATGCCGCACAGCCGCAGCGAGGTGAGGTATGCGTTGGCCTGCGCTACCGCCATGGCCTTCTTGTCGTCGGGCGCCCAGGTTGGACCCAGGATGGCGTCGACGTCATCGACGGTAATGTAGGTAGCCATCAGGCCTCCGCTGAGATGAATGGGGCCGAAGCCCCGGTGTTACTTGGGCAGGTCGTCTACCAGCTTCTGCAGCGACTCTTTCGAGGCGTTGGCGCGGTAGGTGACGCCGGCGGCGTCGAGCTTGGCCTTCAGCTCTTCGACTTCCTTCTCGGCAGCCAGCCGGTCTTGCTCTTCCTTCTCAGCCGCGAGGCGATCGCTTTCGGCCGATTCAAGCTCGGATACGCGGGCCTTCAGTTGCTGATTCTCGGCAGCCAGACCTGTGTTTTCGTCCTTGAGCCGCAGGAACTGTGCTTGCAGCTCGCCGCCGCCGTTGAAGTGCTCACCACCTGACTGGGGATCTGCCGGAAGCAGTTCCGAATCGGGCACATCGGCAGACTTGAGCTTCACCTGGCCATCGCTGCCGACTTCAAGGCCATCGAAACGGGTTTTCTTCACATTGTTGTCGCTCATCACGCGCTCTCCAGTGCTTTGATCCGCGCGGCCAGCGCGCTGATGGTGGCTTGAAGGTCGCCAGCAGTGACGCCGTTGGTTGCATCTGCGGCAACCTGCACGGTCGACGCTGCGGGCTTTGCATTCTTCATGGATCGGGGCAGGCCCTTGCCAGTTTTCGGGGTAGCCATGCGTTCATCTCCTGATTGGGGCGGCGAACCGCCCCGGGTGGATTAGGCGGCAGGTACGCCGGTGACCAGGAAGGCGACTGGCACGTGCTTGCGCTCGACCACTCGGTTCCAGTTGGTGGCCAAGGCCAGATCTGACCACGACGCGGAGCGCGGGGTGGTTTCGGTGCCGTTGCCGGTGATGGTGGCACTCAGGAAGCTGTAGCCCAGCGGGTGCAGCAGCCAGGTTTTGCGGGACCACAACACCTCGACACCGCCACCATTGCCGCGGGCCGCCTGGCGCTCGTACTCGACCGGGTGCTGTGGGCTTCCCTCGCCGTAGCCGATGGCGCCGCGACCGAAGATCACGTTGATGAACTTGCGGGCGTTGCCGGTGCCGATCACGGTCATCTGGTCGTCGATCACCAGCTGATAGCCCTGGTAGGTGGCAATCTGGGTATTGTTGTCGGCGTCACGGATGAAGTCGATCAGCTGCTTCTTGCGCATGTCGCCGTACACGAAGCTGTGCATGGCCATGACGCCCAGCACCTGGCCAGTTGGCCCCATCAGCGCATCACCCATGGTCTGGGTGGCGTCGATGAAGGCGCCGGCATCGAAGCCACCGGCTGCCGACACGTCGATAACCATGTCGTTCTGGGTGTGGTAGGCATCGGTTGCTGCGATGTTGTCGTTGTACATGCCCAGCGAGGTCGCCAGCAGGCGGCGCTGGGCCTGGCGCTGCCAGAAGTTATCGAGGCGGGACGCCACGGACTGCAGCGGATTCTGGCTGGTGAGCTCGACGGTCAGGTCAGCTTGGCCGAAGCCTTCGTTGAGGTACGCAACCCGGGCAAGCATGTCGCCCGTGTTGATCGCGCGCGGTTCGGCAACGTCGGCGTACACGTCGTTCGAGTAGTTCGGCTCGATCGATGCGTCGATTGCCTTCCAGAACGGGATGTTGGCGATGTTCGACGGGCCGTTGGCGATCTGGGAGGCGTACGGGGTCGGGGTCAGGATGCCCGAGGTGAAGAAGGCGGTCTTCTCCACCGGGTCCTGGGTGAGGTACGAGGTGAGTACCGGGATGTTGCCGGTAACGATGTCACCAATGGTGGTGATAGGCATGGGGCCTTACTCCTTACGTTTTGCCTGGTCCAGCAGTCGCTGGAACTCGGATGGGTTATCGCGCTGCAGAGCAATGCGCTCTGGCTCGCTCATGTCGTTGAGGGTTTTGGCGGCCCCGCCACCTTTGCCACCAGCAGCCCCGCCGCCGTTGGCTTGGGAGCCGCGCACCAGGGAGGCATAGCGCGGCTCTTTCTGAAACTCTTTCCCGAGATCCTCCAGCGTGGATACCGTCAGGTTCCCGCTGGCATCGGTGACACGTACCTGGCCATCGACAATGCGCAGCCGGCGCTCGAGGAACTCGGCCAGGATCTCGGCGTTCGGGCCGTCAGCGATCAGCGCCGCGACCTTGGAAGCTGCCCCGGACAGGTCGCGCTTCTCGATGCCCGCCTGGAGATCTGCGAGCTTCTGGCGCTCGGCGGCCAAGGCCTGCTCGCTGCTGGTGTAGAGCGACTCGTAGTCGCCCCGGGCCTTGGCTGCGTCCAGTTCCTTCTGGGTCAGCTGATCCTGGGCTTCGCGCGCTTTGCGCTTGGCTTCCTTCGCTTCGTCCAGCAGGGTCTGGTTCTGGCGCTTCAGGCCTTCCACGTCCTCGGACTGAGGCAATCCCTCAACCGCCAGTACGTAGTTTTCGCCCTGGGCCTTGTAGAGGGCCTGCAGGGCTGGCTCGAGTGCGTCGAATGCTGCTTTGTCGATCAGGTATTTCATGTCATCCCCCGGATGATTTGCCGTTGGCTCAGCCGCGGGCGTAAAAAAACCGGCTCATGGCCGGCTGTTCAAAGTCCTGCGCGCTCGAAGGCGCGCGGTTCAAGCTGTCTAAGCTCGTCCAGCGTGATCTGCTTGCCGTTCTGGTCCACGAACTTGTCCAGGGTCAGCTCGCCCTTACTGAACAGCTTGTAGCGGGCCGGCCCAAGGACATCGATCTGGAACGCGACAGGCTGGCGGGCGAGCCACTGCTGGTATGTCGTCTTGCTCGACACCTGCTCAGCGCCATCCGGCCCCACTGCCGGCCTGACCGAGCCCGGTATCTCACGCTCAAATTCGGGTTTGAGCACCGGTATCTCGGAGGTCCGGCAGTTCCAGTGGAAAGGCGGCGACGGTGCGCTGAATGGCACCACCGTGTTATCGATCGACCGGCAGAACGGCGATGTGCGCCCGTCCAGCGTGGCGATGCGTCGCTTCCCGGCCAGGATGTCTTCGTTGGCCTTGAACGTCTCGGCCCGAGCCGTGCTAGCAATGTGGTTGGTCATGGTGCGCACCAGCGCTGATGCCTGGTCCTGCTGCAGCTGGTGCATGCTGGTCAGGCGCCGGGAGATCTGCTGGCTGGTCTCGCCAAGGGCGGAACCGATCTGGATTTCACCCACGATCTGTGCCGACTTGGCAGTACCGAACTGGTCAAGAGCACCGGCAATGCTGATTCGCTGCAGCCCAGCCCGGGCCTCAAGCTGCATTGGCTCAGCCAGCGCAGCAGCTGCGACAAGGTCGGCGGCCGGAACCTGTGTCTGGACCACTGCGGTGACCACTTGACCAAGCATGCGCGCGCTGAACGCCGATTCGTACCCGGCAAACTCGCCGAGATCCAGCATTGCCTGGCCCTTGAGGTCGCTGTAGATGCCCTGCAGGTCGCGCTGCAAGACTTCAATCTCGCTGGTGTAACGGCGTGTTCCGTAGGCGCTCAGGCCGCCGCGAACGGCAGTCTTTGCCGTGTTGATGGCCTTGGTGATGAACTTGGCCACCCGCTTCAGGTTGCCGGCCGCGTACCGTTGGACGTAGACCTGGTGGCGGGTCGCCGCGTCAGCCAGATAGCCTTCACTGCTCATCTTCGCCACCGGTCACGGGATCGCTGGTCGCTACCGGCGGCTGGGCCTCGATGTCGTCGTCGATATCGTCGTCCGTGCGGTCCGACTCGATGGTGCCGGCCTGGCGCAGGTTGGTGCGTAGGTCGCGCTTGGCGATGATGCCCTGCTGCCAAAGCTGGACCTGGGCCAGGATCATCTGGGCATCCATGGCCTCGTCGAAGAACTCCTGATTGAGCCAGAACACCGTCCCGGTCAAGTCAGGTTGGCCAATCATGAAGCGCTCGGCGTCGAGGATGGCCAGTTTCAGCGCCTCGGATACGTTGCCGGCGATGGTGCCCAGCACGCTGTTGTCCGAGCTGTAGCGGATGCGCACGGCCTCTGCCGTCTCGGCACCGCCGCCCTTCTGGACGATGCGGGCGCCGATCATCAGCATCTGGTCCTGCTTGTCGCGCATCAGCTCCAGAGCGAGCTGGGTTTCCTTGGCCTGCAGCATGGTGGCGCTGCCTTGGGCGCCCAGGTTGATCCCGCGTCGAGAGCCGATGTGCACGCCGTTCGGGTTGAACTTGGCGAAGTCCTCCGGCGTGATGCTGGTGGTCATGAACAGCGTCGGCTGCGAGCTGATGAAGCCTGCCTCCTCCACCGTGGCGCTGTTGCCGTAATGCAGGATGTTGACGTCGGCGATGTCTTCCAGCGGCCCCTTGTCCACCGCAGCGTCATTGTTCTCGGCGCCGTAGAAGTGGAACGGGATGTGGTCAAAGACCTGGCCCGCCTGGTCGGCGGGAATGCTCTCCTCGCCTTCCTGTGCGTCCTCGCTGTAGACGCGCTGCTTGTAGACGCCACCTTCGAGAAAGAGTGCCCGGTACTGCTCCACCGGGTCGAAGGTGAAGCCATCTTCGCTGGGCTTGTTGATCAGCTCACGCAGCACAACCAGGGTTAGCCGCTTGCGCCCCTGAACCACATCCTCACGCCAGTTGACGATGCTCTCGGCCGGGTAATGGTGCACCCAGGCCTGATTGCCAGCTGACTCTGCAGCTGTTCGTGGCCGGCCGCTCTCGCCTTCAAGCTTGGGATAATCGGTCAGGAACCCGCCGCGACCAGTGTCCAGGCACTCGCCTACAGCCTCCTTGGACAGTTGCTCGAGGCTGGTGCCGTCGCCGCTGGCGTTCTCCAGCAGGTACTGCACGCCAGCTGGTAACTGCACCTCAGCCGTTTTGCGGAACACGGCGCCCAGCAGGCCGGTGCGCGTGCGCCCGGTCACGTTGAGGAACATGGCCCGCTTTTTCAGCTGGCGGTACCGCTCGAGGTTTTCGGCCGACTGGTTCGTCGGATCCGGCATTGGCAGGTATTCGTCGTGCTTTCGCACCTCTCGGGCGCCGGCCACGCATCGCTTGACCAGGCGCCAGCTCGGCAGAGCGTCGTTGTACTCCTGCCGGGTAGCGCTGTAATTCGGCATGGTGGCCTCAGAATGTGAACGTGACGGGTATGTGCTCAACCCTGGAGCGCTTGGTTTTGGCTACGGCGAAGTAGCGGAAGGCGTCGGACGGGTGGGATGACCAGTCATGGAGCGGCTTGTCTTTCCAGCAGCCGCGCTTGTCGTCCCATTCCTTGCGGTAGCTCTCCAGGGCGGTGATGCCCTCCTCGCACTTGGCCTCATCGAAGGCGCAGCGGGGCAGGATCTCCCGAGCCTGCTCGATGCCTTCGTCGATGCTCAGCTTTGGCACCACCTGGAAGGTGAGTGAGTAGCGCTGTCCGTCGATCTCGTAGCCCTCTCGCGCGATTTCACGCCGAGTCTTGCCGTCGCTACCAAATTCCCGGTTGTCGATGTCGTGGGGGCCCCAGTGCTCGCCGTAGGTGTATCCGCGATCCTTCAGCACCTTCATGTAGTGCCGCAGGCCTTCGCCGCTGTTCTGGTAGAAGTCGATGACGTGGAATTCTTCACCGACGATCCGGACGAACCAGATCGCAGTGGAGTCGCCCACACCGATGTCCCAGAACGTGTGCACCGGCAGGTGGCTGTTGTCGGGCAGCTTGCCAATGCGCTGGGCGGCGTAAAGCTTGGTGAACTGCTTGGCGTAGTAGGCGCCCTCGATCGTCTGCTGGAATGCCTCGGCAGGAATCGACGGGTACTCGCGCTTCATGTCGTCGCCGAGGGTCTTTTCCTTGGCGCTGTACCAGGCGCGCTGGCCTGGATTGGTGACGATGCCGTGCTTGGCGCCCAGCTCGTCGAAATACTTGGTCAGGCGATCAGGGATCGTGACGTCGGTAGGGTCCAGCCAGTACAACGGGTTGCGCCACCAGCTGAAGAAGAAGAACTTCCAGTCCAGCAGGCCCAGAGGCACGCCGGCCAGCTGCTGCTTCTCAGCGCTCTGCGAGTAATCGAAGAAGTAGCCCGCCCGCCCCTCCGCCGTCGACTCGATCGTAACGAAGCACTCTGCGGCGACAGCCTCAAAGGCGCCGGTGACGATCTCTCGGGCTTTGTGAGGAAACTTGGCGCAGATCTTCCCGAACTCGGAGACGTGCAGGTAGCGCAGCGTGCCGCCCCGGAAGGAGGTGGACACGTACAGCGACCCGCCCTTGCTGAACACCAGTTCCCCAGCCGCATCGTTGCGCGCCGGGTTTGCTGCCCTGATCTCCTTGGGCAGGTGATCGTAGGCGTACTTGATCTTCTCCCGGAACAGCCGCTTGGCATCGTTCAGGGTGTGGGCGATTAGGGCGCACTTGGCAGCCTCGAACAGCGCGGCATCGAGCTGGACGATGCAGACCAGAGTCGTGAACCCCAACTGACGGGCCTTGAGGATGATGTTGCGGGTGTGCATCCCCTGGAAGTAATCGATCTGCTCCTGCGTCATGCGGAAGCGGACCTTCTTGCCCTGCTTATCCGTGATGAAATACAGGTTGTTCAGCCGCCAGAGCCTATCCCGGAGCAGTTTCATGTGCTCGGGCTTCATGGTCAGGCATCCTTCGATAGTTCGTCCATCAGTGCGGCCAGATCATCGACCGTGCGGTTGCCTTCCTCGCTGTCCAGGCCGTATGCCTGGCGCTCGCCTTTGATGACCTTGAGCTGGGCATCGACACCGGCGTTAAGCGCTCTGGAGAAGTCACCCAGGTTGTCTTCGTTCACATCGATCTCGGCCAAGGCCACTGACAGCTTGTCGGCTATGGCACGCCAGTTGGCCAGACCCGTGCGGTGAGCCAGCACGACAGAGGCGGCCTCTGTGGCTGCCTCCTCCACAATTTCATCATCAGTTCGCGGTTCGCAGTGCGAACCTTCAGTGCGAACTTCGGTGCGAACCAGCTTGGCTTTGGCTGCCTGGCGTACCTGGTCACTCAGGTCTCGCGTCCATCCGTTCTTTCTCGCCTTGGAGCGAATCGCGGTGTCGCTGATGCTATGACGCTCGGCGATAGTGCGGATAGAAAGCGACCCGGCCCGGTAGGCTCGTTCTATCGCCTCCCAGTCGGGTTGCTTGATTGTCATTGGATACCTCGCGCCACGAAATGGCGAACCTCTATTTTGTGGCGCGCGGCCTTTGCCTGGACTGATCGAACAGCCTGGCCACGTTGCCCCTTGAACGCAGCGCCAGGATGAACAGGATTCCAAATATCAGGGTGCTAGGCAGTGATGTAGCCGGCCACTGCCCGTACAGGAGGATTGCACCGATGATGCTCAGCCACTCCTGGCCGAACAGGGAGGCCAGGCAGAAGGCGCACAGGCTGGGCAGGAACTTGTAGCTCGAGTCGCCCCGCCGATACATGAACGCGATGACGAAGCAGATACCGCCGCAGAACCCGGCGTGGGCCAGGGTGATGGTTTGGTCTAGGGTCATTGGCCCCCTCGCTTGGGGAACAGGCTGCCAATCGCTGCTGGCAGCTCGGTTACCCACTTCGGCAGTTTGCCGGTGTTGAACGACTCCAGAACGCTGATGCTCACCAGGACCGTCACGAGGCCGCAGCCGAATGCCGCGATGCCGCTGGTCTTCGTCCAGGCCTGGGCCAGGATCTCGGCCGAGCCGTAGTACCCGCCGATCCAGCCGACCAGGAGGTAACCCAGGCGCTGCCATAGGGTCAGGTCTTTGGCCCAGAGGACAAAGAGCAGAGAGCTCCCGAACGCACAGACGACAGCATTCAGGTCAATCGTTGGTAGGCAGCTGGCAAGGGCGATACCTCCAGCCCCTACAACCGCGCAAGCTGCTGGGGTAGCGGCATCGGCCATGTTCAGTCCCTTAGTGTTTGTAGCGGAATGGCGCAGGGCCGCGGAAGTCCACGCCCGTGGTAAGTGCCCATACCGCAAAAATGAGGATGCCGACGCTGAGCGCTGCAGCCAGGAAGAGTGCCCGGCGCTCTTGGGGTGAGCCGTCGGGTCTTTTGAGGCCCTGGATGATGAAGAGGCACCCGAGGAAGATGTTCGCGCTGATGTCGCGATGCATGGCGTAGCTGGCAAGAGCCATGGCGAAGGCCAGGAGGCTCCAGCACGTTGACCGGGACATTCTGCCTCCGGGACTGTTGAGGGCCTCTTTGGGCAATAAAAAACCCGCTCAGCGTTAACTGGCGGGCTTCAGGGATTGAGTGTGCCGGACAAGCGACACTTTTACTCGTTGAGCATTCTCGATAGATATCGAGGAACTCAGATGGTCAAGGCTGGCAGGTTATTGACGAGGAAGGCTGTTGATGCATTTGCTGAGAAATTTACCAACGTTTTCTTTACGAGTGTCTTCATCCGTCCGTCTCCTTCTTGTCCAGGTTGTTGCGTAGCTTTTGGTGTGTCAATTACTGCTTGCAGGAACCACATAGATACTGCCAGCCCACCCAATATCAACAACCCGCCGAACCCGGAGCCGCAGCTTCCTGCTCGATCGCCACTCCTACTGATGCGCAGGAATGACAGGATGGGGCAAATTTACGACATGGCGACATGATATTGCAAGGCCTAATTTGGTCTGATCAGGCCTTCTCCGCTATGCCGCCTCACCGGATAAAACGCCAATCGCCTCAAGCATGTGCTGCGCCTCGGTCAGCGCCTCATTCACCAGCGCCTCCAGAGCGCCCTTGATGGCCCGATTCCAGCGCTGGTAAGTGCGCTCGGTCAGGCCTTGTGAATCCCAATTGGTCATGTCGTAGTTCGACTCGGCCAGGACGATCATCTCCCCCGGCTTCACCTCGGCCACGGCCCGGGCGTGCTTGTTGGCGCGCTCAGCGGCGGCAGCAGCAGCCTTGTTTCGCCAATCCCACTGCCCTTCCCGTTCGTTTTCGAGAGGGTCAGGCGCCTTGAACTGCGGCACCTTGCGCTGAATGCCCTTCGTTTGCTGCGGTACCGCCCAGACCAGAACTGCCTGCTGAGTGAAGCGCTTCGGCGCCGGGGTTGGCACGATGGCAACCAATCGCCCAATGGAATCGATCTTCCGCCCCTTGTGCGTGCTGTACTTCGCCACCAGGGCATTCCAGTGTCGCGGGCTGAGCTGGGCATGCAGCAGCTTGTGCACGATCGAGTCAGCAAGCAGTGCGGCATCCTTACCAGAGATCTCGCCCTTGAGCTTGCTCGCCTGCACGCGCGGTTCGACATTGCAGCCACCGGCGCTGTTGATCGTCTCGGCCGCCAGTGCGCGGACCACTGCCGATACCACGTTCTGATAGTTCATTGCCCACCCCCTGCCCGCCTGGCCTTGCTCAAAATGAATTCTTCGTAGTACCGCTTGCGGCGAACCGCGCCCGCCCAGGACAACGCCACACCGCCCACTACCATGAGGGTGGCCAAAATCAAGAATCCCCATGCTGGTGTCATGCTGCTGCCCTCCTCAGGTCTCTGAGCTTCTGCCTGTACAGGGCCTTGATGGCCTGCAGGTCTTCGATGGTGTAGCGCCGGACTGATTGGTCCCTTTCCAGGGCCTCTACAGCCTCGATACCGATACGCTGAATTAGGCCGATGCGGTACTCAGCCACATTGCCCGACAGGTAGCGGTTGTCGTGCTTCGACTGGGCGTGGCAGTTGTTCTCGTCAAAGCGCAGGTGTGGCGCAGAACCCCGGCTACGGAAATGCCCGGCATCCACCGCATTTCCGTTCCAGTCGAGCGGTCGGCCGCTGGAGATGCACGCATACCCCGCCAGGCGGTCCCTCTCGCGGATGTACGCGTTGAACGCCTGCTGAGCCTCTCGCAGGTGCTCCCCCTTCGTCTTCAGCTTCTCGCGGCGCGCCTGGAGGTCCTGACGGGCCTGCGCGGTGATGGCCCTGGCCGCCACCTTCTGCACCTTCGAATCCTTCGACACAGCCAGCGCACAGGCGATGCTGCACACCTTCTGCGTGGTCATTGTCGGCCTGAAGGGCTTGCCGCAACCTGGCGCCTTGCACTTCTTCGGCTTGATCTCCTTGGCAAGCATCAGTAACGACCCTCCCACAGATCCTTCTGGCTCCAGCGCACCTGGTGCTCGGCGCCGAAAGCTTGAATCCACTCCAGCAGGCTCGCGCACTGCTTCACGCTGAGCTGGCTGGTGCGCTCGTACACGACGTCGAAGCCGTTGCCGTCGAGTGCCGGTATGAGCTGAGGCTGTTCGCCCGCCTCACGCAGCCAGGCGGCCGTCAGGAGGCGCTTCCAGATCAGGACATCCCATTTCTTCCCGGCGTGCTCGACCTGCTTGGCGATATCGCTCAGGCAGGCGTGGAGCTTCTTGTTTTGCTCGCCGCTGCGGTCCTGGTCCTTGATGACGATCTTCTTGGGCTTGGTGAAGTCCTGGGCCTGCAGCAGGCCGAACAGCCGACTGGCGTCGGCCATGCTGTGCATCACGAAGTCAGTCATAGCGCTTCCCCTTGAGGGCGCAGATCTGCTTGTTCTGGCGGCGCAGCATCTCCTTCAGCCCTTCCTCCTGCCTCTTCGCTTCAGTGCGGACGGTCTCTATTTCCGCGAGCAGGGCCAGGATGGTCTTGGGCATAGCCACCTGGAGATAGTCCTGAACGGCTTTTACCTCAACAGGGTCTGCACCAACGGCCATGGTGATGTTCACGTCCGTCGTTACTGCGTTCGCGGCCGCGGCCAGCGCCTTCAGCTTCTCTTTGTCGATGGTCATGGCGCCACCTTCATGCCCTGGGCCTCGATCGCTTCCTTGACTTCAACCCTGCGGCACAGGCCGAAGATCTCGTCTGCATCCTCAATGTCGCTCATGCTCGGGACGAATTCATGATGGCGGTACGAGTCATACGCGCCCTCGAAACCAACCACCCTGGGAAGTTCCACCACCACGGCCTCGCGGGAGGCCTGCCAGAACACCCAGGCTTCACCCGTGGCGCCCCAGTAGTAGGACTTTCCATCTGACGCCAGACGAAACTCATCATCCGACCAGTCCAAAACATCGCGACCGAAGCTCTCAAACTGCTCGCGCATCTTGTTGGTGTCCATCAGTGCTTCTCCTCGGCGTACCACTTGGCCTTGTACTCGGCGATGAAGTCAGCCGGGAACTGAGATACCCAGTGACAGCTGTTGCACTTGAACTGGCTGCCAGTCCAAACGGTGCGCGGCATCAGGCCGCCGCAATAACCGTTGCCGCAGTAAGGCCGGTAGCCTTTTTCCTTCATGAGGTTCTCGCGAATAAGGCTCACACCCCCTCCCCGGCCGGCTGCCCGGCGCGCTTGATGTTCAACTTGGCCAGCAGGTGTGCACGGCACGCGGCGGCGCTCGATGGGATCTGCTGAAGGTCCAGCAGGCGGGCCTGGCGCTGGCTTGCGTACTCGTCGGCCAGATCGCTCAGGCTCTTCTGGCTGTCGTGGCCGATGCCGGTGGCGATCTTGCCGTCCAGAGGCTGGCCTTCCTTCGCCCGGCGCAGCACGATGTCGTAGGCCCGGTCGAAGCGAGCCTGCAGGCCCTTGTCGCTCTGCTGGGCAGCGCGCAGGTCGAACAGGCCAGTGGCCACGGCGGCGATCTTCACGCCCTCGTGGCTGTACACACCCAGCAGGGCTTCGACCCAGGCAGCGGCCGGCGCCGGCATGCCGAAGTCCTCGGGCGTCGGCTGGCACATCGCAATGAACTCGCCCACGCTCGGCGCGAAAGGCTTCTTGAGCTTGCGGCACTTCTCGATGCCGAACTCGATCTGCTCGAGCGTGCGGATGCCCTCCGAGGCAAACTCCTTGATCCACTCCTCCTTGGCCGCGGCCAGGGCCTCGGTGGACGGCCAGGCTTGGCGCCAGGCCGGGAAGATCCCGCGCAGGCGGCGGAACAGGTCGTTGACCACCTCAGCAGTCTCCAGCGACACCACCACGGGACCGCCGTGCAGCTCTGGCGGACGGTTGGCCATCGCAGCCATCAGTTGGTTTGCTGATTTCATGTGCGCACCATCAGCCCTTCGGCCCAGGATGAGTCGTTGAAGTCGGGTTCATTGCTCTGGCGGCGGGGCGCGGATTGGTTCGCAGCTGCTGGCTTGGGCAGCTCGTCTTCCCAGCGCTTGCCGTTCAGCCAGGTGGCGGCGTGCGGGATGTACTGGCCTCCATCCTTAGTCCAGTCGGCGGATACGGACCAAGCGGCCAGGGACTTGACCATCAGGCCGAACAGGTCATCAGTGACCTTGAGTTTTCCCCAGGACTTTTCAGCGGCGGACTTCCCGACCTTGCGGGGGTAGAGCGTCCAAAACCGATCGAACCGGACCGCCCCTGGAGCGTCAGCGACAGAAGCTTTTGGTTCTTTGATGGTTCCTTGATGGTTTATTGATGGATTGGGTGCAGCTCCTGCACCCCGTTCTGTCGTGGTTTGCACCCCGTTCTGTCGTGAGCTGCACCCCGTTGTGTCGTCATTTGCACCCCGGTCAGAACCGGGTGCAGCTGGTGCACCCCGTTCTACGCACAGGTCATAGACGGTCGGACGGCGGTCGTGACGGTCGATGTAGGCGCCGGCAATTGCCTGATTTCCAAGGCGAATTACGCCGATCTCCAACAGGTGGTCGAGCTTGTACTTGACCGTGCGAATGGACAGACCGGTGTCTTCACTGATGCTGGATGACGACGGAAACGCCCCGCGACCGTTCTTGTCGGCGTAGTTGGCCAGGACCAGCAGCACGTAGCGCGCAGTGGCGTCTACGATGTCGCGCTGCTCCAAGGCCCAGGACATGGACTGGACGCTCATTGGTCGAGCTCCTTGGCCATTCGCTCAAGGCGCTCATCCACCTGGCGAACCAGGTCGGATTGGTCATCCTCGTTGAACACAGGAACCGGCACGAACAGGATGCCGTGCTCGGCATACGTGCGCGCAGCCTCCAGGGCGCGGCGCATTGAAACCGGGGTCGCGCGCATCATGGCGCCACCTTCGGCAGGACTTGGCGACGGCCCTCTGAGTCAATTGCGCTCACAACGCCGTCAGCAACCAGTCGATCCATAAGCCGGCACGCAGACCCATAGGCGATCTTGAAATGCCGCTGAAGGGCGGAGATCGAGGCGCGCCCCGATTCGCGGACGAACGCTTCAGCCAGGAGCGCCTGGCCACGCTCCTCGTCGTCGATACGCTGCATTAGCGCCGCGACTTCGAGGCTGATATCGGAGACCTGTACAGCCTCGCGGGAGGCCTGCCAGGCCCATGCGGCAGCCTTAAGCATTGCGGCGGCATCATCGTTGGCCGTGGCCGTCATCTCGCCGAAGCCGAATTCAGCGCGGAAGGCGGCCAGGAACTCGGATTTCATGCCCTCCGGCATGTCATGAATGCTCATGCTGCACCCCCGGAGACGATCAGGTCGGCCAGTTCGGCGAAGCGATCCTCATACCAATGCGGCTGGGTTTCGCGGGGGCACTGGGGGCTGGTCAGGTTCTTGCCGTAGCGCAGGCCCTTCTCGGTGATCGACCAGAAGTAGACGGTCTCCTTCTTCGAGTTCACCCGGGACATCTGCTTGATGATCCCTGCGTCGCGCAGCTTCCAGTTGAACGGCGCAGCCGAGCACTTCATGCCGTGCAACTTGAGGAGCGCGGTCAGCGGCTTGGAGGCCATGCTGGAGCCATCAGGCGAATCGGGGGCGGCATCAACCGCATACCCAGGCAGGAACTGGGCATTCAGGCCGTTGTTCTCAGCGATTTTGGTCAGCATCTGCATTTTGCTGGACGGCGCCGGCTTGAGGAGGCGGTCGAAACACTCAAGGATGGCCAGCTCGCCAACGATCTTGGAGTTGTTCGGGGCCTGCACGGAGAAGCCGCCAGTCTTTCGGATGCTTGGCAGCACCTGGCCAACGACCCACTCTTCAAAACGCTCAGCCGCAGGAAGTTTCGACTTCATCACCAGGCGATACAGATCTCGCTCGGGGATGATGGTCATAAAGCCACCACCCTGTTTCGGGGTAGTGGTTGCCGCCTTGCAATGCCGGGCCACTGCGTTTTCTGGCTTGGCATAGCCCAGGGCCACGGCGATGTCGTTTGCTACGAACCATGGATCGCCGATCTCATCGGTGATGACGCGGACAGCGGCCCCATCGAAGTCGAACGGGATCACATCAGAATTGCGCACCACAGAATCGAGTCTCGCATTTTGTGGCGCGGGCCGGTTGAGGGCCTGTACACTTTGGGTCTGCATATGCATAATTCCCTTCACAAGTTGTGTATTGCAGAGAGCCGGGCCGCGAACCCGGCTTTTTTGTCTCTGCGATTTGGCGTCCCTTATGAGGGACTGGCGCCCGGGTCCCTAATTAGGGATCGGACGGTTACCTCGGCGCCGCGAACGGCACAACGTTGTTGCTCTTGGGCTTGCCCCTCATCGAGAGGAAGCGGGTGGCCATGCCGACGATCTGCGATGCAAGTTCGTCGGGGGTCAGGCCGGCCTCCTCCGCCCAGGCTTCCAGCTCCCGGAAGTCGGATCGGCGGAACTGCTCGACCTTCACGTCGTGCTGTACTGCTTCGTTTGCAGGCGACATTCGTCCTCCCCTGGACCCATTCAGGCCCTGGCCTTCTTCTCGTTGATCAGCGGCAGGTGGCCGTGCTCTTTCTTGAACGCCAGCGCGGCTAGGATGATTTCCCGTGCCAGCACGCTGTGCTGCGCCTTGAGCTCCAGGGCAAAGTCCTTGAGCTCGTTGAAGTCCTCGTCATCCAAGCGGACCTTGACCTGGTGGTCGTGGCGGTGGGCTTTGTCGTCGTAGGCCATCGGGTGATCCCCTGCGCAGTGCTTGGTCGACCAGTTGAAAGAGGCACTTGGTTGCCCGCATTTAGGCCCCCTAGAGGGCCTTTTTGTGTCCTACCAGCCCCAGCACTGGGGCCCTGTGTCGCATTTGTCTCAATTGCTCCTGGATGGCTAGCGATCGACTCATCTCCAGGTACTCATCAGTCGATCTCTCCAGGCTCCAGCCGAGGTCGGCAGCCAGCTGTCGAACCTCAGCCTTCACCTCGATTGGCAGCAATTCGAAGGTGGTTTCAGGCATAGGCCCTCCATAGGGTCCTCAGGCCGATTTATCCTGCTCGCCGGCACCGTTCATTTCTCGAAGCAGGTCTGCGGCGCCAAGACGACGGCCGAGGTTGGCCAACTCGTGGACGTAGGTAGCCAGTTGCATGCCGGCCATGCGGGCCTCCATGCGCAGCTTCCTTACCTCCTCTGGCTTCCAACGCGACTTGATCACTTCGCTGCGTTTGTTGGCGGGGTCCAGGTGCATTCAGGGATTTCCTTGTGATTTAAAAATGGTTAGGCGGCGGACTTTTGGGACGGGAACGGACGCTGCTCTTGCGCGGTAACCGTGCCGTCTTCGTCAACAGTCACGTAAACATCGCGGCCTACGCGGATGGCCTTGCTCAGGCCTCCCTGCGTACAGCCGAGCATCTGAGCGGCGCGTGTGTGGCCGTGCTCTTTTGCGAATTCTGAAAGCGGGATTCGGCGCATTGCGACGTCCTCAACAATGGATCTACGGCAGCAGTATGACCGCCGGTATTGTCGCTCGTCAATACCGCCGCTATTGGTGCCCTCAATACCGGTGGTCATATCATTCGCAGATGACGAAAAACTCTCGAAAAGTCCCACTCGCTGATTGGCAGGTGGAGGACAGCAAGCGCCTGAAAGCCCTTTACGCTGCGAAGCGCGCTGAGCTTGGCCTTACACAAGATCGTATCGCCGCAGAGCTTGGCGATGGCGTCACGCAGGGTGCTGTCAGTCACTTCATGAATGGGCGCACTGCGCTAAGCCTCCGCGCGGCCTCGGTTTTTGCAAAGGCCCTGCAGGTGCCGGTATCTGCATTCAGTCCAAGACTGGCAGAGGATCTGGATGCACTGCTTTACCATCCCAATGTCGGAACTCCCACCAAGGAGTGGAGCGAACCCCTTGAACATGTAGGCCAGACGCCTGCCGCCTCCCCTCTTCCGGAAGGCTCTGACGAAGAAGAATTAGACGGCAAATACGCCTACGTACCTCAGTACGATGCAAAAGCGGCTGCCGGCCTGGGCAGCGAGAACCCGCATGTCGAAATCCGCTCGACCCTAGCGTTCAAGCGCGAATGGCTTAAGGTCAAAGGCGCAAAGGCAGACCAGCTGATCGTGATTTATGCCGAGGGCGAGAGCATGTGGCCGACCATCAATGATGGTGACGTGCTGCTGGTTGATCGGTCCCGCATCGATCCAGCTGATGGCCAGGTGTTCGTCCTGGCTGGCTCTGATGGTGCGATCGTGAAGCGCCTGATACAAGGCCCACTTGGCCAATGGGTGCTGCGCAGCGACAACGAGGACAAGGGGGAGCATCCGGATCGCTCGCACCTGCGTAGCAACGGCAATGAGCATCGGATCATCGGGAAAGTGATCTGGCGCGGCGGTGATTTGTAGCTAGGCAATAGACATCATGAACCAGCCCAATAGGGATATTCTGTGGCAGACGCAATCAAAATCCGAAATGAAGACGACGCATTCAAGGTCATTCAAGAGTTTCTTGACGGTGCGCGCTTCAAGGGTGGCGTAGAGCTTGAGGGCTGGCCTAAGCTCAAGGTCCGCTTGGTTGGCGACAAATTTGAATCCAGCATCACGCCAAGTGTGATGAAGTCCTTCATTGAGCTGCAAAATGTCATATACAAGTCATATGCCATTGCGCAGTACGACACTGATGACACTCGTCGCCTGTCCAAAGAAGAGAGGGACGAGCTCGAAATCGAGGTCAAAGTCGAAGAAGGATCATCGATTTTCGAGGTCGACTTTCAAGAGGTCCTGATCAAATTCGCCGAGAAAGCCGGAGAGACAATGCCGCCAGAAATGATGGTAGTGACGATATTGGGTCTTGGCGTGCTATGGGCAGGCAAGACCTCGTATGCCGCGTACCTCAACTATCGCAAGGACGTGAGGTCGGCAGAAGCTAAGACCGAGGAGCAGCGGGATTCCCTCTCTACGATTGAGGCTCTCTCTAAGCAGGAGACGGCCAGGCTTGAGGTTCTTAATAGGCTGCTGGTTTCCCAGCCTCGCCTTGAGAGCGTCAGCCGCCAGGTTTATGACGCCCGCACCGAGATGCTCAAAGGTTTCTCGACTGCAGATGAAGCAACTGTGAGCGGAATTACAGTATCTGGCGACATCGCCCAGGAACTTGTGACCAATGCTCGCAGGAAGGCAGCAGAAAAGCGCCTAGATGGTTTTTATCGAATTGTACGGGTTGATTCTTCAAACCCTGACGAGTTCAAGGTCAAGGTCAGAAAGCATCGATCCTCCGATGAATTTGAGGCGATCGTTGAAGACACATCGCTGAACGAGGAAAAAAAGGACGTGCTGCAATACGCTGAGTGGGAGCGAACCACGGTCTTTTTGAGCATCAACGCCAAGGTACTTGATGGCGCGATAAAGCAGGCAATTGTCGTGGGTGTGGAACGGCGAAATCCACCGGATTGAGGCAGTCCCTCTCCACCTTATTGAATGGCCCGCCTCTGCGGGCTTTTTCATGCCTGAGTGATGGCGGATAGCCAGAATGGTAGGATGCGGACTCAATACACAGGGAGTTCACCATGATTCACCAGATCCGCCGATTCCTTCTAGTGGCTGTAGTCGTAACCATGGCCGGATGCGCGGGAACGCCATTCACCTTCGGCCAGGCCAGTCAGGTTAAGGTCGGCATGACCGAAGATCAGCTCTACGAGATCATGGGCAACCCCTACATGGTCACATCCCGAGAGGAAGGCCAGATGTGGGTGTACAGCCACGCGACCGCGTTCGGGGGCGCCAAGTCCGTCTCGTTTGAGACCAAGGACGGGAAGGTCACCAAGGTGCCGTACATCCCGAAGGATTTCATCGCCAAGCCAAGTCCTGACGAGTGATCCGGCAGCACTACTGGAAGCCCGCCTAGCGCGGGCTTTTTTGTGGGCGGAAGAAAAACATGACCGGAGGTATTGACCGCATGAAATACCGGCGGTATTGTTCGCCCATCGCAGTCACTCACCAGGGACTGCGGAGGCCCTCAAGCCTCACCGCTCTTTAACAACCAGCGCAACAACCAACAGACCGCATTGCCTCTACCGGCGACCGGCGATCAGACAGCCCCGAAAGGCTGCCCACGACAGGGACAACCCTGTACGGCTGACGAAGGTGAAACGCCTAAACCGAGAGAACGACCCGGGCATGCAATGCGCCCCGCCATCCCGGCGGTAATGGGACAGAACGATTCACTGAAGCACCTGGGCGACCGGGTGCTTTGGGAATCCACTGGAGGAACACAGCATGACCACGATCATCGAGGACTCCTTCACCAGCGGTGCACGGGTGAGCATGGAGATGGACAAGGACGCAGAGGAGCTTTTCGTCTTCCACTGCCCAGCCGGCCAAGGCTGCATCGTCAGCAAATGGCCGCTCGACAGCCACCACATGCCGATTGCGATGGCTCATTACGAGGAATGCTGCGTGCTGGAGCGCACAGTGTGATTTCACTGGCTGGCCTTGGCGACAGGGCCGGCATCAAAGCCACTTCACTGAGGCGGCTTTGATGCACAGGAGGTCCCCATGGGAAGAGCATTGGTTCTTGGGGTCGGTATCAACGATCTGCCCCGCTATCACAACTGCCCGTTCTACAGCAGGTGGAAAGGGCTTCTCCGGCGCTGCTTCGGTGAGCGCGATGACCGCCACTATGAGGGATGCCAAGTGGCCGAGCAGTGGCTTCGGTTCAGCGCCTTCAAGGCGTGGATGGAACAGCAGCCATGGCATGGCAATCACCTGGACAAGGACATCTTGAGCCCCGGCGAGAAGATCTACCGACCGGAAACGTCGGTGTTCGTGCCAAGCATCCTGAACAATCTGGCAATCGACAGGCCATCCCAGCGCGGTGATCTGCCCGTAGGCGTGGCTCGCACTCGGCGCGGAAAGCCATTCATGGCAAGGGTTCACTGGCTGGATGGGAGCCGCACCAGCGTAGGCAGCTTTGACTGCCCGCACGAAGCGCACAGGGCCTGGGCCACAGCCAAGGCCGGCGTCATCCGGCAAGCGGTCGACCAATACCGTACCACCGACCGATTCGATGAGCGTGTCTGCGCTGCCCTTCTGGATAGGGCGGATCAGCTCGCCGCAACCTGAAATCAACCGCCCCGGAGGGCAAAGCGATGAACGAAGTTTTCGAAGAAGTGAAAGCCCAAAACAGCCATGCCTGCGGTCAGCTTGAAATCGAGCCAGGCTTTGCCCTGGTCCGGACCGGTACCGAAGTCGGGATTTGCCTTGAGATTGAAGATGCCGAGGCGCCCATCTTCATCAGCGCGACTCAGCTCAGGGCTCTTGCCGACGCCGCAGAGCAACAGTGACAACCAGCGCCACGGCCGCCTGCCGTTAACTGCCCGATGCCCTGCTCCCCATCGCAGGCTGCATCGGAGTGTGAACTGAATCCTGCCGCCAAGCAGCACAGCTTCTATCCAGCGAGATCGGGAGGAGCGAACACCGGTCGATGCAGAGATTGGCTCCTGCCAGTTCACACCCCGATGCATCCCGCATCCCCTTCCCTTCACATAACGACCGCATTGGCAGGCGCCAGGCCACCTTTCACGGTGGGTTTGGTCACCCGCGCCTGGCTCCTGGCCAATGCGGTCCTGAGGATCACCCAATGAGCGGAATGAACGTTTCCGGCCAGGTCATGGTTCAGGAGCCTTCAGGCAGCGGCTTTTCGGCCCATGTCTACCCAACACGCCTTGATGCGGCCATTCAGTTGCTGCGCGTGATGATTCGCCGCGCCGCTGACGAGCAGCAGGCCATGGCCCAAATCGAAAGTGCCGTAGCTGAGCTGATCAGCGAGGAGCGACATGATTTGGATATGGAAATGGCAACCGAGCGCCGGCGCCGGCTGGATCAAGTGCAGCGACAGGCTGCCAAGTTTGGAAGGCAAGCCTAATTGGGGTTGCGGGGAAACGGTAATCGCCCTCCAGGAAGGGTCTGTTCGACCGTTGCGATATGAGCGACAGATGTACAACAAGACAGAGAAAGGCCGCGAGCCGCGTTGGGTTGATATGCATGGCCGGATCACTACCGCGCCAACGCACTGGCATCCACTCCCTTCCCCACCCACCGAGTAACCCACCACCTGGAGGCGACCATGAGTCGCGAGCATGAACTGTACGCGGACAGCGCCCAGGCGCGCGAGGTCGACCGCCAGTACCAGCTGTTTGGTGACACGTCCTGGGCAGACCACCTCACCTCAACGCAGGCAAGGGCTAACAACCAGGCCTGGAACACGATGATCCGTGAGCGCGACGAGCGCCAGCGGACTGAAAGCCGCCGGGTGATCGCCTCGGCGCTCGACAAGATGGAAGCCATGTGCGGCTCAGGCGCCGCCCGGAGGACAGCATGAACAGAGGCACACGCCAAGAGGTTGTGGCCATCATCGACTCTCGCTTCGAGGCGATTGACGCCTCATTCAGTGAGGGCCTGCGCGGTGAGCTGATGATGGCGATCGACCTGGCCGGGCTGACCGGCGCAATCGACCTGCCCAAGCAGCGCAGCTACACGGAGCGCTTGAACCGGGCGATCGCCCGCAACAACGAAGCATGGCTGGAAGCGAACGGGAGGGTGGCATGAGTACCGCGCCTGTGAAATCGCTCATTGATGAGCAGCTTGAGCAGATCGAGCGCACCCTGGCGGTGATCAGCTTCGGCCTGCCGTTTAACGAGGCCGTCGGTCTGCCACGAGAGACACCAGTCTCCAGCCTGACCCGCCGCCTCGGAGCCACCATGAAGGGTCGGCGCATTGCTGTCCGGGTGCGCCCATGACCGGCTACCAGCGCGCCAGGCGATTCGCCATGTGGCGCGGGGGCTTCTTCACCCTTTCACTTTGCACTGCTTGGATGCTCGCCAGCGCGTACGCGGGCTGCATCACTTCCTGAGGCAACCATGAACACAACACCCCGCCTGGCCGCCCAGCTCGACTGGATGACGGTCGGATCGTTCTCGCCTGAGCGGTATCAGGGCGAAGAGCGCAAAGAGTACGAAGACGAGGCCGCTCGCATTGAGCGGCAGTGGGACAACCAACCGAACTGAGGGCACCCCATGTTCAAGAAAGCCGAACGCAAGCAGGCCAAGCTACGGCTGGCACTTGCTGGGCCATCGGGGTCTGGAAAGACCTTCTCCGCGCTGCTCATGGCCAAGGGCCTGGGCGGTCGGATCGCGGTGATCGACACCGAGCACGGCAGCGCATCGCTGTACGCCGACATCGCCGACTTCGATGTGCTGGAGCTGCACGCGCCCTACTCGCCGGAGCGCTACGCCGAAGCAATCACTGCCGCTGAGCAGGCCGGGTATGGCGTGCTGATCATCGACAGCTACTCGCACGAATGGACCGGTTCCGGCGGATGCCTGGAGTCGAACGAGAAACTCGCGCACCAGAAGTTCAAAGGCAACACCTGGGCTGCCTGGAACGAAACCACGCCGCGCCATCGCAAGCTGACCGACAAGATCCTGACCAGTCCGCTGCACATCATCTGCACCATGCGGAGCAAAACCGAGACGGTCCAGGGTGAAGGCAAGAAGGTGATCAAGCTCGGCATGAAGTCCGAGCAGCGGGACGGCACCGATTACGAGTTCACTGTGGTGCTCGACATCACCCACGACGGCCACGCCGCCATCGCCAGCAAGGACCGGACGAAGCTATTCGACCAGCCCGAGGTGATAAGCGAAGAAACCGGGCGGCGCCTGCTGGCTTGGCTCAATGACGGCAAATCGCAGGCCGATCTGCAGGCCACTGCGCTGCAGGATGCTCTATCAAAGATCCCGCTCACCGAGACCATGCAGGAGCTGCAGAGCGTGTACTCGGCCGCGTACCGAATCCTTGAGCAATCACCTGACCACCTGGCGAAGCTGAACGCCGCCAAAGATCAACGCAAAGCCGAACTCGCGGAGAAAGCAGCATGAGGGGCATCAACAAAGTAATCCTGGTCGGAGCCTGCGGCCAGGATCCCGAGGTCCGTTACCTGCCCAATGGCAACGCGGTCACCAATCTGAGCCTGGCCACCAGCGAATCGTGGAACGACAGACAGACCGGCCAAAAGATCGAGAAGACCGAATGGCACCGCGTGGTGATGTTCGGCAAGGTCGCTGAGATCGCCGGCGAGTACCTGCGCAAGGGCTCCCAGTGTTACATCGAGGGCAAGCTGAAAACCCGGGAATGGGAGAAGGACGGCGTCAAGCGTTACGCCACAGAGGTGCACGTCGACATCAACGGCACCCTGCAGCTGCTGGGCGGCCGGCCGGATAACCAGGGCGGTGGTCAGCAGCAACAGCGCCAGCCCCAGCAGCAACGGCAGCAGCCTCGCCAGCAGTACAGCCAGCAGCGCCAGGCGCCGCACCAGAACCAGCAGGCCGCGCCGCCCGACCAGGAAAGCTTCGACGACGATATCCCATTTGCCCCGCTCCACCACCTGGCAGGTGCATAGCCATGTCACTCGCCACCATCCTCGACCTGCTCCACCGCCGAAAGGAACTGGAGCAGAACCTGCAGTTGCTGTTCAACCGTAGCTGCCAGTGGAGTCGCGCCGAACGTGTGCGCGGCGCTGCGACCATCGAGAACCTGACTCAGCAGCTGTTTGAGATCACCGAGCAGATCGACGCGGCGAGCGCGGCATGAGGCGGATCAACAACCTGGTCCGCCAGCGCCGGCGGCAAGAACAGTTCCACCTGCCGCCCAGCGGCCTCAAGGAGCACAGACATGCAGAAAGCACCCTCTGGAGTCGTCACCCTGCCGGCCTGGATGAATCGGCCGGTCAAGAAGCTGTACAACACCCGCAGCGGCGGACAGTACCGGCCTGATGATGTGGCCCTAGCCTTTGCGCTGAGCCTGCGGGAGCACGACAGCGCCGATCACCTGCGCCGACTGGCCCGGCGCCTGGTCGACAAGGTCTGCCTGGAGCACCAGCCAAACATGAAGCGCCTGGCCCGCGAGCCTGACGACGCCAAGGTGTTCGACGCCGCGCTCAAGATCATCAACCGGGTTTGCGACCTACTCGACATCGGGCCGGGCTCCACCTTCTTGCGCAATGGAGGCGATGATGGCTCTGACGCAGCAGCAGCGTGACGAGAAACGCAGGGCCAAGGCCGAACGCCTACAGGAAGAAGACCTGCGCATGAAAGCCCGCCCGGGCACCCGCCAGGCCCTGGCCGAAATCATGGAATGGGCCCAGGTCGAGGAAAACGGCGAGGCCATGACCCTGCTGATCCACCGCATCCATGAATTAGGGCCTGAAGCGGCCCGCCATTTCCTCAGTGCGCCGCGCCACGAAATTGTTGTTTCGGATTTTGTGGCGCGACGGCTTGATCAGTTCCGCATCGGCCGCGAGCTACGCGCCTCTGACCTGATGCTCGGCGACGACCCGGACGACACCGGCCTGCTGTTGCTCGCCAACGCCTGACCAGCGCTGCCCGCCAGCGCCTTCCCCTATTCAACGATAACGCCTCCCCGGCGAGGGCGGCGCCTGCACGCAAGGACCACAACATGACCTGTATGACCTCCCTCGCCCTGCCCTTCGAAAAGGAGCTGGTCGTCGATCTCTTCGCCGGTGGCGGCGGCGCCAGCAGCGGCATCGCCGAGGTGTACCGCGAGCCGGATGTGGCGGTAAACCACAACCCAATCGCCCTGGCCGTGCACCGCGCCAACCACCAGCAGACCGAGCACTACGTGGCGGATGTTTTCGAGGTCGACCCGGTCCTGGCTACCAAAGGTCAGCCGGTCGGCATCTTGTGGGCATCGCCGGACTGCCGGCACCACAGCAAGGCCAAAGGCGGGAAGCCACGCGACCGTAAAATTCGCGGCCTGGCATGGGTAATCATCCGGTGGGCATACCAGACGCGCCCGCGACTGATCTTCCTCGAAAACGTGGAGGAGTTTGCCGACTGGGGGCCGCTCGACGATGAGGGCAAGCCGGTCAAAGCCGAAAAGGGCCGGACATTCCAAGCGTTCGTGAACGTCCTGGGCAAGGGGATTCCAGAGGATCACCCAGACCTGCCTGAGATCTTGGCCGAAATCGGCGACCACGTACCCAAGGAAGCACTGGTGCGCGGCCTGCGCTACAACTTCGAGCACCAGGTGCGCGTCGCAGCCGACCAAGGCGCGCCTACGATTCGCAAGCGCTTGTACGGCATCGCCCGGCGCGACGGCAAGCCAATCGTCTGGCCCGCGCCGACGCATCACAAGACCCCCGGCAAGGGTCAGCAGGCCTGGCGATCCGCCGCCGAGTGCATTGACTGGGAGCTGCAGGGCCGCACGATCTTCCGCGACGATGCTCTGGTGGAGAACACCATGAACCGGATCGCCAAAGGCCTGTGGCGGCACACCCTGGCCTGCAATGACCCGTTCATAGTCCCGCTGCGCGGAACCTCGAAGGCGCACACCAGCACGCACAGCGTCGATGAGCCAGCCTCGACCATCAGCGGTGGCGGTACCCATCACGCCCTGGTTCAGCCGACGATGGCGATGGCGGGATGCCTTACTGAGCATGCGAATGGGTCGACCCAGCGCACTTTCGACACTCTTGAGCCACTGCGAACCCAAGTTGCTCAAGTCAAGGGAGGCCACTTTGCGTTGGTCGGCGCGCATCTGACACACCTGACGCACCATGGCGATCGATCAGGCTACCCTGCCACGGACCGTGCCATGACGGTAACAGGCGCCAATCGCGGTGAGCAGGCACTGGTTTCTGCCTCCCTAGTGACGTTACGCAAGGGCTGCGTGGGTAGTGCCACAAGCGGCCCTCTCAGTTGCATAACGCAGAACAGCGGTCACCACGCTATCGCTTCCGCCCACCTGGAGCAGGCCAATGGTGGCTTCTATAAGGGCGACGGCCGCGCAGCTGACGATCCGTTTTCGACCGTCCTAGGCAAAGGCTCAAATCAGCGCCTGGTCACTGCCTACATGGTGAAGTACTACGGTGCCGAGAAGGACGGGATCTCACTTCGCGAGCCGGCCCACACGATCCCGTCCAAGGATCGCATGGCTGTGGTTGAGGTCGTCCAGTTACACAGCCACACGCTGACAGACGAACAACTGGCCAGTGCCCGCAAGTGTGCGGCGTTTCTCCGCAAATACCTGCCGCAGCACTTCACCGAGCACGCCGATCTCGTCATGGTCGGCGACTACGTGCTGATCGACATTACCCTGCGCATGCTGCAGCCGCACGAGCTGAAACGCGCCCAAGGCTTCCGACCGGACTACATCATCGACCGAGGCCTGTTCCTCGATGAAGTGACCGGCCAGCTTTACTGGAAAGCCATCAGCAAGACTGACCAGGTGAAGCTGCTGGGCAACAGTGTCTGCAAGGACGAAGCCCGGGCCCTTGTCGCGGCGAACGCATCCGACCTCATCGAACTCTACCAGCGCCTGGCGGCCTGACGCCGCCAGCAGGAGACACCCATGCCCACAGAAAACCGATCCAGCACCATCGAGCAGCATGACCATATCGAGGGGATCATCGATATGGTAAGCGTGCCGCGCGAGCCAACGCGCAAAATGCTGGCTGCAGCGCAAGAAGTGAACGGGATTTTCCCGACATGGCGCGCGATGCTTGCCGCAGCGCCAGCCCCGCAGCCCCACCCCGAGCCTATAGCCTGGATGGTTGGTACTGCCATCTGGTGGACCAAAGAAGAGGCAGAGCGGGATGCGGCGGCGACTGGGCTGCCGATTGTTGGCCTGGGGCCGATGACCGGCGCAGCACCTGCCGAGCAGCGCCAGAGCGAGCCGGCGGGTTGGCAGTTCTACCAAGACGGAAAGTGGTGGAACGGTGACGACCGTATCAAGGATCACCGGAAGAACACTGAGGACGCTGGATACCCAGTGCGAGATGTTTTCGCCCAAGCCGATCCTGGCGAGGTTGAGCGGCTGCGCGCTGCCCTGAAGTTCTACGCTGACCGCGAGCATTACCACTTCGAGAGTGGTGATTGGGACACCGTGAGCGGCGAGCCCCTGAACATTCTGTGGCGTGGCGAGGAGCCGGACTTCATCGAGGATGGCACGGTAGCGAGAGGCGCCTTGGAGCGGCAGCTATGAACAGCCAGACCCAACTGCCTGACCAGAATCAAAGCGACCACCTGGAGCGGCTCGTCGCTAAGCTCCAGGCCGATCTTACCGAGCGCGATCAGCGTATAGATCAGCTGGTCAACGGCGAGCTCGAGTGGATGGACCCGCGCCGTGCCAAGGCCTTCGCCGATGGCCGCAATGCCGGACTTAACGAAGCGTAGGAGCTCTGCAGCCGCATGGGGTGGTCTGCCTATTACCCGCCCGGCACACGGTACAGAGCTTTTGTGCCGAAGGCTCGCACCGCCTTGGGTGACCTGCTGATCAAGGCTGCCAACGCCATCGCCGACTTGCCTGACGGCCCATACGAACGCTTCAAGGCGCGCCAGGCCAAGAAGAAATCCTGACTGGAGCACATTTGTGCTCCGCCCAGATGTAACCCCTCTCCCCTCTATTCACTGCCGCGATATGGCGGCCAAGGAATCACCATGTGCGAAGAAAAAGTCGTGATGTACGAATCCCCCGAAGCCGCCAGCATCCAGACCGTTACTGGCTGGGTCGATCCTTCCGGCCGGTTCTGGGGGAAGGACGAGCACATGGCCCGCTACTGCGGGTCAACGCATCGGCGCTGCGCCAAAAACCCGGAGCATCCCATTCATGCAACGAACGGGTGGTGCGAGACCTGTCATGCAGAGAGCCGGGCTGCCAAGTTCGCAGCCATGCCTAAGCGCTTGTGGGCCGGCGAAGCGATCACTGAATACGACGGCGACCAGTACTTCTTCGACGAGGAAGATCTGCGGGACTACCTCATCGAGCATGAAGTGGACCTGGCCGACCTGAGGCTGGTTTTCTGCACCCCGAACTATCCCAGGCAGATCGATCCGAACGACCACTTCTGCGATGACCTGCCGGAAGACGGCGAGGTGAATGACGATCAGCTGCTTGCTGCGTTCGAGCTGCTTAACGAAATGATCGCCAAGTGCCCGCCATTGTCCTGGTCGCCAGGCTTCGAAGCGGTTGAACTGCCCCAAGCATTCATCGATATGGTTGCCAGCGAGCGCCAGGAGGCCCAGGCATGACTCGCCTCGCCCTCTGCCTCCTGCTGCTGGCCACCGGCGCCAGCGCAACCGAGAACGTCATCGACGTGCAGCACGACAGCCAGCGCGGCGTCACCTGCTACCTGCCCAACGGGGTCGGCATCAGCTGCATCCCGGACAGCCAGCTGCAGGCCGGCAACGATCGCCAGCTCTCCCCGCACGAAACACAACCCGAACCTACACCCGCACTGGCGCCTGGGCGTTGGATTGATGAGAGGTATCAGCTGTGACTGAATCTTCTGTAACCAGCGCAGAGCGCACCGTGCTTCTCACCGAAGATCGGACCAAGCGCGTCTACATCGCCGGACCCATGACCGGCCTACCCGAGTTCAACTTCCCGGCTTTCCATGCCATGGCTGCGGCCATGCGCGCCGAGGGCTGGCACGTTGAAAACCCGGCCGAGCACGGCCACGTCAACGGTGCCGAGTGGGAGGACTATCTGCGCTTCGATATCGGCCGGCTCTCGACCTGCGAAGCGATGATGCTGCTACCGGGCTGGTCGCGGTCGCGCGGCGCTCGTCTGGAGGTGCACATTGCTAAGGAGATCGGCATGCGCATTCTGCTTGCCGATGGCGCTGAGCCGGTCAGCATGCAGGAGGCAGCATGATCGCCCTCGCCTACATGGCCTACCTGATCTACAGGGGGCCGCGATGAGCGAAGTCAGCCTGTACCACGGCGAGTGCCTGGAGGTGATGAGGTCGATCCCAGACGCCAGCGTCGACCTGGTGCTGGCTGATCTGCCCTATGGCACAACGCAGTGCGCTTGGGATGTGGTGATTCCTTTTGCCCCCCTGTGGGAGCAGTACTTTAGAATTGCCAAGCCCGAAGCGGCCATCGTTCTCTGCGCGGCCCAGCCGTTCAGTTCGCTGGTGGTAGCCAGCAACCCTCGCGACTACCGCTACGAGTGGATCTGGGAAAAAGGCAACGCAACCGGCTTCCTCAACGCCAAGAAGCAGCCACTGCGGGCCCATGAAAGCGCCCAGGTCTTCTACCGCCGACAGCCTGTGTACAACCCACAAATGACCAGCGGCCACGAGCGGCGCACAGCCAAGCGCAAGACGGTCAACTCGGAGTGCTACGGCAAGGCCCTGTCGCTCACCGAGTACGACTCCACGGACCGGTACCCGCGCTCGGTGCAGTTCTTCTCGAGCGATAAGCAGACCGGCAGCTTCCATCCGACTCAAAAGCCAGTCAGCTGGATGCGGTTTCTGATCGCTACCTACACCAACCCCGGCCAGGTAGTGCTCGATAACACGATGGGCAGCGGCACGACCGGCGTCGCCAGCATCCAGCTGGGCCGGCGCTTCATCGGCATTGAGCAGGACGAGGCGCACTTCGGTACCGCCCAGCAGCGTGTTGCCGATGCCATCACCATCCGCGATACCCCGGCGGCGCAGATCGACCTGTTCGAAGCGCGCGCTTAACCCCCCCCTAAAACTCAAGCCCGCTGACATGCGCGGGCATGGAGAGCTATTGCCATGACGAATCACAAACACACGCCCGGCCCATGGGAAGTCTTGAACGAAACCGAGGTCTTCACCGGCCTGGGCGCCGACAGTGGTGATGGCGTGAAGGCGCTTCCCTCTGACGGCTGGATGATCGCTGATTGCGGCGACTGCGTGACCTTCACCGAGATCGGACCTGCTGAACTCAGCCGGGATCTGCGCCGGGCCAACGCCAAGCTGATCGCCGCGGCGCCCCTGCTGCTGAGGGATCTGATCGAAGCCGCTGCCCAGCTGCGCAAGTACGAAGCCCTGCACCGTGCCAAGGGCACCGCCGACAGCCTGGCAAAGGCCGAGGTCAACGCCGAACTGGCTTCGCGCTTCGAGCGGACCATCACTGCGGCCATGGCCTGACCGCCAACCTGCCGCCACTGGCGGCGTGGAGCCATCCATGAACCTGATCGACTGCTACGTCACGAAGATCCTCGGCGAGCCGTACCGCAAGTTCGGCCACTGGTGGGTCGATGTCGAGTACAACGCCTGGGGCAGCACCTGCAAAACCCAGCTCATGTTCCGCACCGAGGAAGCCGCCCGGGCGGCGAAGGTCGGGCACCGCTTCTTAGCCTGAGGAGGCCCGCAATGGTCCGATACAAGACCGTGGAACAATTCTCCCGAGAATCTGGCTACACACCTGACGCCATAAGGACCAAAATCCGCGACGGCAAATGGCCGAAGCACATGGTCTGGCGTAAAGCGCCTGACGGAAGAATCCTAATTGACGTTGAGGGGTATTACTCATGGGTAGAGATGGGGGAGGCGTCAGGCCCGCGTCTTCAAGTAGTATCGAAATCACATTCCAATACCAGGGCGTCCGGTGCCGGGAGCGGGTCCAGCTCAAGCCCACCGCCGCTAACCTGAAAAAGGCGGAGCAGCACAAGTCGGCAATCGAGTACGCCATATCAAATGGAACATTCGATTACGCCGCCACATTCCCGCGATCAAAGCGCGCCGCCCAGTTTGCCAGGGCCAGCTCAAACCAGAATATCGGCGTCTACCTGGACGAATGGCTGGAGCGGAAAACGAAGACCTTCAAATCGAGCACCACGGCCCTATACCGGTCAATCATCAGATCGATACTCAAGCCAATGTTTGGGGATCTGTCGCTCGGAGAGCTCAACAAGAAGGTAATCAAGGATCAGTTGTCCGATTACCAGGTTTCGAACAGTAGGCTGACCACAGTTCAGACCTGCTTTCGGTCGGCGCTCAATGACGCAGTAGAGGACGAAATCATTGAGAGCAACCCGCTTTCGGGATGGGCATACAAGAATCGGGAGAAGATCAAGGAGGAGGATGACGTAGATCCGTTCACCCGGGAGGAGCAGGAGGCGCTGCTCAGGGCGGCGCGGGGGGAGACGTGGGCTCAGCTGCAGTTCGCGTTCTGGACGGGCCTTCGTCCTAGTGAGCTAATCGCGCTGGAGTGGGGGGATATTGATTGGATCGCTGGGGAAATCCGAATAGTTCGGGCCAAGACCAGGGCGGCCAAGGTTCCCGAGTCGACCAAAACCGCATCTAGCAGGAGAACGGTTAAGCTGCTTGGCCCTGCAAGAGAGGCACTGCTCAAGCAAAAGGAACTGACCTTTCTGGCCGGAAAGCATGTGTTCCTGAACACCATCACTGGCGAACCATGGCGACATGCCGGCTACATCTACCGAGTGATTTGGGTTCCCGCAATGAAAAAAGCGGGCGTACGGTGGCGGCGCCCTTACCAGAGCCGACACACATACGCCTCGATGATGCTCAGCGCTGGCGAAAATCCGATGTGGGTTGCTCAGCAAATGGGTCACAAAGACTGGACCATGATCGCCAAGGTTTATGGTCGCTGGATGCCCTCTGCCGACGTGGGAGCCGGAGGGCGCGCAGAGGCTCTTTTTGCAACTAATGCCAGCGTTATGACAACATCACCTCTAGACACCGCGTTGTAA